TGGTAGATACGATGTCAAGGCTGCTAAAGAATCTGCTCTGCAAGGTATTCCAATGTCTCTCTGCCTATTCGATGAACTGCACTTAGCTAAGACCGGTATGTGGTCTGCTGCTGTTTTGGGTACTGCTCAACGTAAAGACGGAATGGTTATCGGTATTACTACTGCTGGCGACCAGTCAAGTGAAACACTTATAGATCTATACAAACTTGGAACTGCTGCTGCTCAGGGTGACCCAGACTTGGAGCGTATTGGGTTCTTTTGTTGGCAAGCACCTGAGGGGTCGCAGGTGGATGAACCTCTAGCTCTAAGAATGGCTAACCCATCCATAGATGCAGGTCGCTTAGATTTGAATACAGTTCTCTCAGACATTAGGTCTATCCCTGAACATGAGGCGAGACGATACCGTCTAAATCAGTTCATTGCTGGTACTGCTAATTCTTGGATAGCCTCCGACCTATTTGCTAAAGCAGCTGGTGATGGAATCACTGTCCAAGAGAATGTAGTTCTGTCAGTAGATCGTACTAAGAATTGGGAGTTCGCAACTATTGCTGGTGCTCGTAAATGTGAGGATGGAACTTATGAGACGGAACTTGTTGCTACTTATGCTGGTGCTACTGAGCGTGTTCTTTATAACAAGATAAAAGACTTGTATGCCAGGGGAACTATCAAAGCCATTGCACTTGACGATAGACAGTTGCCTAATTTGGCTAAGTTGCTCAAGCAAGATGGTTTACCAGTCTGGCAGTTATGGACTAAAGAGATTAGTTCTGCATGTTCAACTGTGTATGCCATGTTTAGTGCTGGGGTAGTCAAGCATCGTAACGATCCATTACTGCAACTTCAAAGCCCTAAAGGTATTGCAAAATACACTGGCGAGACTTGGCTTATTAGTCGTAAAGAATCTTTAGGGGATGTGGATGCTCTGATGGCAACTGTTATGGCTCTCTATGTAAGTGCGACACACCAAGAATATGGCTTGCAAGTATTTTGACTTTGTCGTAAGTGTGCTATAAGTTCGCAAGCAGATGGCAAATATATTTACCAGACTCTTGGGTAGTCCTCGCGAAACTCGCAGTTCTACTCCAATTTGGCCTACCCGTTCTGATACTGGTGTTGGTGTAAATGAGGCTTTGACTCTTACAGCTGTGTACCGTTCCATTCAGATCATTGCGACACCAATCTCTAAAATGCCGATGATGACCTTTAGGTATGCAACAGGTTTAGAGGTTCCAGTTGAGAACCCAGTTCTGGTAAACAAACCAAACTTCTTGGACTCCAAAAGAGACTTCTTGTTTCAGACTGTGGTCTCTATGGCTTTGGATGGCAACGCGTTCTGGCTAAAGTCTTATGGATCTAACGGTCAGGTAAACAACCTAACCCTCATTCCACCAAGTGCTGTAACTATCCGTCTAGTCAATGGCGTAAAGCATTACGACTATCAGGTGAACGCAGATACTCCAGTGGCAACTACAACCACAGACATCCAGCATCTAAAACTGTTTAGCAGAGTTGGTTATCTACGTGGACTTGGTCCGATTGACTCTTGCAACAAAGACATCCAAGCGGCTTTAGAGTTACGTAACTTTGCTGCTAACTGGTTCGGTCAAGCAGGTATCCCTACTGGAATCCTCAAGACTGATAAGCCTATTGGTAAAGAGGATGCAGATGACATCACTGCTAGATGGCACACTAAGCAAGCTGAGCGCAAGGTCGCTGTTTTAGGTCAAGGCTTTGAATGGCAGACAGTTCAACTAAACCCTAGAGATGCTCTGTTCACTGATGTGCAGGTTCAGCAGGTTCAGGCTATTGCGAGACTGTTCGGTATTCCAGCGAGACTATTGCTTACAGGCGTAGATGGATCATCAGACACTTACACAAATCTGCAAGACGAGAACCAGGTCTTTTACCGTCACACAATCATGGCTTACACCGACGCTATCTCTGATGCTCTAAGTGAATGCCTACCTAGAGGCACTAGAACTGAGTTCAATTTTGAGGGTCTGTTCCGTGCAGACATGGCTAACCGTTTCAACATGTATGAGACAGCGATTAGAGCTGGCTTTATGACAACCGAGGAAGTACGTAGAAAAGAGGGTCTAGAATGACCGAATTAGAAACTAGAAGTTTCGAAGTAAGACTCGAGGCTGACACTAGAGAAGTAGTTGGACTAGCTGTACCTTATGGTCAAGTGGCTGACATTGGTGGCGTTTACCGTGAACAGTTCGTACCAGGTGCAATCCGGTCAGTTGAGGATGTCAAGTTGTTCTGGCAACACTCAGAGCCAATCGGCAAGATTCTTGAGGGTAGAGACACTGAGGCAGGGTTCGAAATCCGTGCCATGATCTCTGACACTCCTAGAGGGCAAGAGGCTTACACACTTTTACGCGATGGCGTTATCAACAAGTTCAGCGTTGGCTTTATGGCTGTTGAACAAACCAGAGAGGGTGACTTAGTTACTCGTACACTGGTAGACCTAAAAGAGGTCTCTCTCGTAAGTTTTCCAGCGTTCGCAGGGGCATCTGTCTCTGAAGTTCGCGAGGAAATAACCGTTGCCGAAGTGGTGACGGATTCAATCCAAACAAAGGAAGTCAATAACATGTCTGAAAACATGGAATTGGATGTCCGTGCTGTGCAAGATGAAGTGGCTGAAATCCGTCGCGAACTCGAGCTAGTAAAGACTCCAACAATCGCAACAAACGCATTCGAGACCAAGTTCCGTTCACAGGGTGAATACGCTAAGGCTCTAGTTTCAGGTGACCCAGATGCAGTAGAACTGTTCCGTGCAACTAGCGCAGATGCAGCTCTTAGACCAGCATTCGTTGGTTACATCAACAACCTAATCAACTCAGGTCGTCCAACTCTAAACGCATTCAACATTCAGGCTCTACCAGCAACTGGTCTAACCATTGAATACGCTAAGGTGAACACCAACACTATTGCTGTTGGAAAGCAGACAACTGAGAACACTGCACTATCTACTGGTGACGTGGCTCTATCAACTGTTTCAGTTACAGTAAACACTTACGGTGGTTACACAAACATCTCAAAGCAAGCAATTGAGCGTTCAACCGTGAACTACCTTGACGTAGCATTCCAGGCTATGAGCCTTGCTTACGCTAAGAAAATGAACGTAGACTTCATCGCTGTTCTAACTGGTCTAACTTGGACTGGTAAGACTTATGACATCTCAGCTCTAACTGCTGCTGCTGTTATGGGTGGAATCGCTGATGGTGCTGCTTACATCTACAACGCGACTGGTCTATCACCACAGTTCATTGTTGCAGGTACAACTGCTTACAAGCGTCTTGTTTCAATCGTAGATACTGCTGGTCGTCCAGTTGTAGCTCAGGTTGGCGATGGTTCAAACTCAATCGGTGGATCTAACATCCCTGGTCTAACAGGTTCTATCCTTGGACTACCTATTGTTGTAGACCCAGCAATGGACGCTAAGACTGCTTACCTTGCTCACTCATCTGCATTGACCACATACGAGTCATCTGGTAACCCAACCAGACTGTCCTCTACTGATGTCACCAAGTTGCAAGACACCTACTCTGTTTACGGTTACGCTGCTGTTGCAGTTCCGTTCGAGGGTGCTATTGTCAAGCTAAACACTGGAGCCTAATAACTCATGGCTGTAACGGTGGAACAGTTCAGAGCGTATGTTGGAACTAAAGAAGTATCTAGTTTTGTCGATTCATGTTTAGCCTCTGCTAATCAGATGGTCGCCAAGTTCGTTGGTAATGGTCGCGTACCTACTGACGTACTAGATTCTGCTGTTCTCTCATGTGCCTCTGAGCTGTTTCATCGTAGGTCTGCACCTAACGGTGTAGCCCAGTTCGCTGACCTTGGTACTACTGTCCGTATTGCTAAGGATCCAATGAACGCAGCTAGAGAAATGCTCTTGCCATTCACAGGTCCGGGTCTATGAGTAATGAGATAACAGCATCTAAGGCAGAGTTCGCTCTTGACTTACAGAATGCAGGGTTGGATGTTTTGGACTTCGTTCCAGAGCGTATTGTTCCACCTATTGTTATTGTCACTGCTGGTAGCCCTTACCTTATTCCTGAAACTGTCGGTAATGAATACCGTCTAGCACTCAACCTAACTCTTGTAGCATCTACTGCTACTAACGAGGAGGCGACAGAGGCTCTAGATGAACTTATTGCTCAAACTGTTTCAGCACTTGCGACTATGGGTTATGTCATTCTAAAGACGGTAAACACTCCGTATAGATTGGCTGCTAATAACGCTGAATACATGGCCACTGATCTAAACCTCGAACTATCTATAACACTCTAAGGAAAAACTGATGCCTACATCAACAAGAATCAAAGCCCAAAACATTAAGTTCCTAATCGGAACCGTTGAATACAGCTGTGACGCCAACCTAGTCGAACTGACCCTTAACGATGCACCTGGCGATGTCCAGACATTCTGCGAGGTTCGTGTCGGTGGCGAATGGAAGTTACAGTTGGATGGTGTTACCTCTGGTGACGCAACCTCTCTGTACCGTATTCTCTGGTCTAACTTTGGAACCGAAGTTGCATTCACAGTAGCCCCACAAGGTAACGCTGTTGGTACTACTTCAAGCCCTATCTACACCGGTACAGTCGTATTCGACCAGTTGCCACCACTAAGCCTGACCTCTGGCGAAGTTGTGAAGTTCTCTGTGACTCTGACTGTAAAGAACGCTGTTCACACTCCAGCAACTACTCCACCTGTTTACTACGGTCTAACTGTAAAAACAGCTGTTTAGTTAGGTTTCCTGTGGAGACTGGAATTGGTGTCGAGAATCTATCTCTGACTATCAAGGCGATGAAAGAACTAGGTGCAGATCGTAAGGTCCTAACCGAGCCTGGCTATCAAGCAGGTCTAATTCTTATTCGCGCAGCTAGGTCACTAGTTCCAGTCAAAACAGGTGCTTTATCTGCAAGCATGAGACCAAGACGTATTCAGTCTGGTGGAAGTGTTCAAGCAGGTGGCAAGGCAGTACCGTACGCTAATCCGATTCACTGGGGATGGAAAGTTGTTTCCACAGCTCACAGAGGTTCTTTGAAACCTGGCACGTTCAGGGGGATTAGACCACAGCCATTCTTTAGTGAGGCGTTAGGCTATACCAAGCAAGAGATTCTAGATAACTACGAACGTCTCATGCGACAAACAATCGACAATCTACCAGGAGCAAATAAATGACCAACCAAACCTTTGACTTCGAATCACTTACCTTGAATGAAGTTGAGCAAATCGAACTAATTACAGGTGTAAGTATTGACCAAATCTTGGACGCTGGAAATCCTAAGGGTAAGGCTATGAAAGCCATTATCTTTATTATGAAAAAGCGTCTAGATCCAAACTTCACTATTGAACAAGCAGGGTCCATGTCTATGACTGAGGCTAACGCTTTGTTTGCAGGTGAGGACGACCCAAAAGAATAGTTGCAGATACAGCTGCTAAA